GAGCAGCTTTTGGAAACTTTTTCATTTGTCCTGCACTTCTTGCACAAAATGATTTACGTCTTTTAGCAGCTTTAGATCCTGGTTTGACTTTGCCAGTGACCGCTGTTTTTAGTTTAGAGCCGGGATTTTCTCTTCTATATCGGGCGACCCCAGCCTTAGTCATCCCTGCTCCAGACTTTGTAGATCTGAAATACTTTTTAGTTTTTGGAGGTTGTTTATCTTGTCTTCTCACTACATCATTCCCATTCTTTTAGCCATAAATCCACCACCCATAGCTTTTGTTCTTTTTGCAAAAGTTTTTACATTTGTTGGTTTACCACCAACACCTTGTGCTACTGCTCTTTTTCTTTTTACAGCTGATCGTCTTTGCGATTCTGTCATTCGTGCTGCTTTTGCAGCAGGAACACATTTTGGATATTTACGTTTTGCATCTGCTTTCTGTTTGGATCTTCCACATTTTTTAAAACCACCACCTTTTTTCTTGGCTCCAATGTCTACCCAATCTTGCTTAAACCATTCTTTTAATCCGGCCATTAGACCATCCTAGTTTTTTTCTTTCTATCAGACATAATAGCACCACATCCTCTAGCTACAGATCCTACTTTTAAACCTTGTCTTTTTAATCTAGCAGTTGCTTCAGTTAAACCACCACCCGCGTAAGATGCACGTTTCATCATGCCACCACCCATAGCTGGTTTACGTCCTCTAAAATCTTTTCTTTTCACACCACTAGGGTCTTTAATTTTTCCAGCACAAATTTTAGAAGCATAGGCATTGGCATATGCGCTGGGGTACACTTTAAATTTTCGCTTCGCTGCAGCTTTACCTCTAGGACATAGTTTAGTCATTAGATTACCTTCTTTTTGGTTTTTTTCTTTTTGGGTATTACACCTCTTGCCATTAATATGTCCTTCATAGTTACTTTACCATCTCCAGACATATCAGGAAATTTCTTTTTCTTTTTAGCAGAACCACCTTTAGCCAAAGGTGTCATTTCTTTTTTCTTTTTAGATTCCATCATTTTTAAAACTCGTTCTATATCGCTTGCGCTAAATCTTGTATTTCCTGGTTCCATAGATTTTAATTTATCCATAGCTACTGCTAGTTTACTTTTCATTTCTCCTACTTTACCAGTATCAGCCCCACCACCTTTGTTAGCAAACATTCTTTTTTTAGGTTTTTTATCTTTTTTAACTTTATTTTTTTTAGGTCCAAAGGCTTCAGCTATTTTTTGTAAATTAGATTTTCCACCAAATCTTAAATTTTGTCTATGAAATTTGTTAGGCATTATTTTTTTCCTCCGTTTCTAAAAATCTGTGTGCCCTTTATACCATAAATACTCGCTACTACAAGGATCCACAAATTTGTAAACCATGATGGTAGCTGCGAGAACATCTCGAAGAATAATTTTACCTTGTCCATCGCAGTTGGGTCATCTGATATAACTGCGTAAGCTAACACCAACACGGGCAAACTGAGAATTATTAAAACTGCCTCGTCTTTCCAGTCTGATTGTCGGGCTTCTAACAATTTTCCTTGGTAAGCCTCCTCACCACGAGCCATACGATCAGCGTGTAAGAGTTGTGCCTCTGACATTGCCATTTTCGTCTTCTGTTTGTTAGCGTAAATTTTACTTCCAGCAGAGACGGCTAATTTTATTGCCGATAACCACATAAATTAATACGCTTTTGAGTTTCTTTTTTTTTCTGCTAACATTCTTTTCTGACCACCAACTGGCATCTCAGGTTTTCCTGTAGCAATATAGTTAAATGCTTGGTCAGCAGTAGTTTTAGATCTAGGATCTACTTCAATACTCTGTTCAGCAACTTTAACGTCTTTTATTTTATCAAGCTTTTGCATTTTTGCTCCTTTTTTTGCCTTTTTCTACACCCTTTATAACACCTTTATTACGAGATGCATAGAAAACTGTTTCACCCTTCTTTTTTCCATATTGTTTCTTCATAGATTTCATAATTTTTTTACCTTTTTCTGTCAATGGCATAATTAATCCTCTATCATAACCTTAGCTTGGTCAACTCCGCTCTTTGCAAGGCTAACTCCAGCTCTTAATTTAGCTAAATCTTCGTTTTGATCTAATTTATCCTCAAAATTTTCTGTTGATTGCATTAATCTTGCTCTTGCAAGGTCTTGTTGAGCCTTATCGTTGTCTTTTTTACGCTCATTTTCCATTGCACGTAGGTCAACTTCTCTAGATTTTAGTTTTAACAATGGATCATTATCAAATTGTGATGTAATTTGTTTTTCTTCCTTCATAAATTCCTCTGTCATTTCTGCAATCAATACAGATTTTCTAGCCTCAACTTGATTTGTAAGTGCTTGTAGCTGTTGTTGTACCATTGGGTTCATTGCTGCTTGTTGTTGCATCAACATCATCTCTCCTAATTGTTCTCTAAACTCTAATTGCACTTGTTCTTGAGCCATTAAACTAATGTGTTCTAAAATATTTTTCTGTATCGCTGCCATAATTGCAGGATTATTTCTAACTATATTAGTTGACATAAAATTTAAGTGAGCTGTAATGTGCGCTCTGTGGTCTTGACCTGGAAAAGCTTGAAAAGGTTTACCAGCTAACGCATTAATATGTTCCATACTTGGATCCATTGGTGCGGTAGGAGCTGGTGGTGGTAAAACTGCATCTACATTTTTAACACCTATCGCTTCATACATGTTTCGATATATTTGATACATGTTATGTAGTTGTGGATTTGACGTTGCTATTTGTAACTGCGTTTGTGCTAAGGTCACTCTTTGTGACATTGAAAATATATTTGGATCTGCAACCGGCATTACATCTATTCTATCGTCAAAGTCTGCTTGTTTAATGTTCCGTGTTCCACCAACCACGTCGTATGGATAATCTGGTGGTAGATATTGTGACACCACTTTAGATAATAATTTAAATTCATCTTTCATAGCAGCGTAACATCTTTTATGGATTGCACTCATGACCCTTGAACCACGTTCCAATAATGCAACTGTTGTACCAACTGCAGCAGCTTGATTACCATCGCCCACTTGCATGTCAGCAATAGCCGCGAACCTTTGACCTGCTTGTACGACGATACCTAATAAATTTAATAATGTTTGAGAAGGTTCCTTGTATGGTAAAGGGAAGAATGCATCACGTAAGTTACCACCCGGTGCATCGACATCTTTAAACTCACCTGGTTGAATAGGAGATGCTTCATCTCTAACTCTTACGCCTCGTTGTTTAAATCCTGCTGGTAAATTTGATAACGTACCTGCATCCAATAATTGACGGAGTGCAGCTGTTGCAGTTCTGCTTAGTCCGCCAATCATGTGGATTAATCCAAAGCCATAAAACCCTAAACCTGGGAGAAATTTAAAATGAACGAAATATTGGATTTTATTTTTCTTTAGATCATTAGGCGCATAATTTCTTCTTATTGCTAAAACTGTTCTACTACCTTCTTCAACAGTTACAATGTATGGTAATTTAATTCCAGTTGGCTGACCATCACCATCTATATCTTCAAAACCTTCTAGGTCTAAGTTTACATGACACTCTAATAAAGTATATATTGTTTCTTGTTTACCAGATTTTTTTGTGCCATCTAATTCTCTTTCTTTTTTCTCTACAGAGTTTTGTTCAACGCTGCTTGGTGGTGCAAGATCCACATCTACATAGAAACCATTAACTTGTTGCTTCCGTAATTCGTTTTCTGACATTTTAACAACATGTATTACAGACTCTGCGTCTTCTATACTTGTCGCTGTATAAGGCACTATCAATTCATCAGCAGGTACAAACTTAGATACTACTCTGCCAAGTGGCACATCATAATAAACTTTTTTAAATGTAGAACCTGCTAATGGTAAATGAAACAACATAGAATCAAACTCCGCTTCGTATTCTTTCATTTGATCCATAATTAAATAATTCATATAATCTTTAACACGCTGCGCTTGTAATTCTGTTTGTGGGTTTTTAATTCCTATAATCTGTGTTCTTACAGGTCCGTCGCTTGGTAATAATTCTTTATACGCTTGTGCTTGAAATTGTGTAACAGCCTCTGCCAAAACTGGATGTGTTGCACCACTTGCTCCTTGAAACGGTTCAGTTCTGTTTTCATATTTAAACCCTAATAAATCTAAACCTTGAGTATAAGATTGTTCCCAATCTTTTCTTGAAGCTTTGTAGTCCATGTAATTATTAACCATATCAGAACCAATTGGTTCTAAAATATCATCGGGTAATATATCTGCTAAATTATCAAAATGATTTTCGGTTCCTGGCACATTGATTGCACCTGGTTCAAAATCTAAAATAGCACCCCCATCTTCTTCTGGTATAACCTCTATCGGTCCTTTATCATCTGTTGATTCTTGAACACTAACTTCTTCTATTTCCTTTTGCGAAGGAATGTCTAACTTTGTTCGAGTGTTCGGAAGACCCTTGTCTATTTCTGCCATTTAATTTCTCCAGTTGAATTGTTTTAACTTGTTTTAATGGAATATTCAACCCTTGAGGGTTAGGACCACGTAATGGTGGTATTGTAGTTGTTAGTTTTTTAACCATTATTCACCTAGCATTAAAGCTAAACCACCTTTAGCTAAACCATAAGCTTTAACTCTACCATCTTGAAAAGGCACACGAGTTATGCCTCCATCTTTAAATTGTTTACTAAGAATAAATTTACCACCTGAACCTTCTTCGCCTTTATTAAGAATAAATTCTAATCCACCGTTATTAAGTCCTTTTCCAAACCTGACATCAAATTCTTCGTCACCTGAAATAAAATCTTTTCCAGCACCAAATTTTAAACCACCACCAAACAAGGGTACTTCACCACCTATGGCTATGCTAGGATCAACCCCAATTATTAAACCTAAATTTTTATTTATTGGAAATGCAGTATCATCTATTCTTATTAATCTTCTAAGAATTTCTTTGACTGCCTCTTTAGGATCGTCTGTTTCAAACTCAGGTTCCATAGGTCCTTGTTTTTTATCAAAATCATATTTAATACTTGATATACCTCCGTTAGCTAAACCTAACTCTCTCATCTCCATTAATATTCTTATAATATTAGAACGTTCTGACATAGCTGCATCATAGTCATCACGAAATCTTCTATTAAATTCTTTTTTTCTCTCGGCTGTAAAATTTTTTGTATATTCGTCCCTTCC